CGTCAGCGGGCGCTGTCTTTTGAACGGCATCAGTGTGCCATTTGTATCCCTCAGCATTGAGAGCAATGCGTTTCGCGGCGCGGGCACGTTTGAACTGACGCTGGCGATTTCAGCGCTGCCGCCCGCCATGCAGCTGCTCAACTGGTGGGCGGTGCAGACCACCATCAGGGTTGAGCTGTTTATCTCAATCGTGACCCCGGCAGGCATTGATGAAAAAAAACACATTACCGGCAATATTGATACCTGGCATTACGAACCGGGGCGATTTGAAATCACAGCAGAAGGGCGCGATTACACCGCAAAGCTGATTGATGCGAAGACACCCGGCGAGAGCTTTAAAAACCACACCAGCTCACAGATAGCCTCCGCACTGGCGCAGCGTCACGGCCTGAAACCGGTTGTGACAGCGACGACGCAGCGTGTGGGCGAATATTATCAGATTGATTCAACACATCTGACCGGCGAGCAGAGTGAATGGGACCTCATTACCGGCCTGGCTGCGATTGAAAACTTTTCAGTTTATGTTGAGGGTGAAAACCTTCACTTCGAACCGAGGCGGGCACCTCCCAGTGATGGACACTATATTATCCGCTGGCAGCCGCCTGGCGAGCAGGGGTATCCGCGGTGCAATGTCTCTGATGACCTGTCGTTTTCACGTGCACTGACCATTTCAAAAGGGGTAACGGTTGAAGTTCTGAGCTGGAATGCAAAGCTGAAGAACAGGCAGTTTATCGCAACTTATCCAGGACCGGTCCATGGAGCCTTACCGGGTAAGGCCATAGCAGAAAAGCAGGTCTATCGCGTAATACGTAACGGATTAACTCCCGCCGCCGCTCTTGAGCTGGCCCGGTCTCTCTACAGGCAAATCATCGAGCATGAGATGACGTTCAGCGGTTCTGTACCGGGTGACAATCTACTCATGCCCGATACCCCCGTACGTATTGAAGGCACCGAAAGCCCGTTTGATCAGGTTTATTATTGTGATCGTATACGGCGCACGCTGAACTGGGAAACAGGCTACAGAATGCACATCTCCGGTAAAAACCACAGCCCTGCACTGGACATAGAACGGTGAGAGCACTGCTGAATGTTATGGCCGCCACAGCCCGCCAGTCCGCTACGGGTAAGAACGGGGCCCGTCAGGGCATTATCACCGCCTACGACCCGGTCAGTTATGCGGTAAAAGTCCAACTGCAGCCAACCGGTGAAGAAACTGGCTGGATACCGCTCAGTACGCCGTGGGCGGGAAATGGCTGGGGGCTGGCAGCAGGGCCGGTGATCGGCGCGGTAGCGGAAGTGGGATTTAATTCCGGTCTTCCGGGCGCAGGGATGGCACAAGGGCAGTTCTATAACGATACGGATCTGTGTCCGGGACCGCCGTCAGGTGAGTTCTGGCTGGTGCATCAGAGTGGGTCGTTGCTGAAGTTTCTTAATAGCGGGGAAGTCCTGCTGAGTGCGAAGGAAAAACTCACCTATGATGCACCGGCACATCACTTCATGGGGGGTGATGTGCGGATGGAGGGAGAACTGACTGTCGTCCGGGATATTCGCGACAACAATGGCCGCTATGGCACCGTTCATCGTATCCGCTCGGTTTATGGTGGTCATACTCATCTTGAGAAGGGACAGGGCAACTTTACTGCCCCTCCGAAGCAGCAAATCGACAGCAGTCTGGAACGCTAATCTATTATGCACGACCTCTATCACTTCACCGGCGGAGATCTGGGCCCTTCCTCTACTGGTGACTTACGCACCGCCGTCGGGGGAGAACATGCTAAGCAGCGCATTCTTCGTCGACTGCTGACCAATCCGGGTGACTATCTTTTTCACCCTGAATACGGTGCCGGGCTGGGAAAGAAAGTGGGTGAGACTTTGAAGCCGGGTGAGTGGAGGGCACTCATACGCGGTCAGATGTTGCTGGAAGATGCTGTATCCCGCCATCCTCCCCCTGCCGTGAAGCTGGCTCTTATTGAGGGAGGCATCAGCGTGTCGATCGCCTATACCGATGCCATAACCGGCACGCCTGAAACTCTTCACTTCGATGTCATGAGGTAAGCGTATGTCATCGCTTAACGTCAAATCCTTCACTGAACTTGTCAGCGAACAGGTCACGTCCATTCAGGCGCGTTCAGCTAAGCTGGTGGACTTCTCTATTGGCAGTATTCTGCGCTCACTTGCAGAGTCAAATGCGGGTGTGACCATGTGGATCCAGCAGCTAATCGTGAAACTGCTGGTCAGGACCCGCGCGGCCACCTGCTCCGGGGAAGACCTTGATAGCTGGATGGCGGACTTTGGCTTTTTTCGTCGCTCTGCCGTGCAGGCCACCGGAAAAGTGACGTTCTCCAGGGTTACGCCAGCATGTCAGGCGATAATTCCGGTTGGTACGCAAATAACCACAATCGACGGCACTCAGACTTTCACAGTCATAGCAGAAAAGCCCGGTCAGCCAGAATACACTTTAGCGGCTGGCGTTAAGGCTCTGGAGCTCCCGGTACAGGCAAATATTGCCGGCGCGGGGGGAAATGTGCGGGCAGGCACCCTCAGCATTATTACCAGCACATTGTTATATGTTGATCAGGTAACTAATACTAAGCCGTTTACCGGTGGGAAGGATGCGGAGACGGATGACGACTTCCGCGCGCGATTCAGAATGTGGATCGCTTCATTATCAAAAGCTACCAGAGCGGCGATTGCGTTTGCGCTCAGTAATGTGCAGAACGGGATAAGCTTTACACTGACTGAAAATGTGGCCCGGGATGGGACGCCAAAGCCGGGGTATTTCTATGCAATTGTCGATGACGGGAGTGGCAATCCACCCGATGAACTTATTGACAGGGCATACAGGGCAATAGATGCCGTTCGCGGATTCACTATTACTTTTGGTGTCTTTTCGCCGGATAAAATTATTGCCAACGTCATTCTTTCTCTTATTTCAGCTGAGGGCGCTGACCATGCAAAGGTTGTGGAATTAGTTGAACACGCAATAAAGGACTACATCCAGAGCCTCAAACTAGGCCAGCTTCTGGCTTATACCCAGCTTGTAAGAGTGGCGTATGCTGCCAGTCCCCTGGTGACGAATGTGACCTCTGTCAGCCTCAATGGCGCAACAGCTGATCTGGCTGCTTCACCCGCGCAGGTGATTCGAAAAGGTGATATTACGGTGAGCTGAATGGCGAAAGGCGATCAGAACGACTTCCTCATGCGACTTCATGCGCTGCTGCCGCAAGGCTGGTTCAACGATAACAGCCGGATTCTGACAGGCACGCTGTCTGCCTGTGCCACCTCATTATCCTGGTGCTACACACTTTATCGTTATGCCTGTCAGCAGACGCGAATCTCTTCAGCCTGCGATGGCTGGCTTGATATCGTTGCGTATGACTTTCTGGGGGGCCGGCTTATCAGGCAGGCAGGTGTATCTGATGAGAAGTTCAGACACCAGATAAGACTCAGTCTGTTCCGGGAACGTGGAACACGGCAGGCGGTAACCGACATTATTGAGATGCTGACCGGGAATAAACCGGTCGTATTTGAGCCATCGCGCCCTGAAGACACGGGGTCATACGGCGGACAGGTTATAGGTTATGGCACAGCCGGCAGATATGGTTCCTGTTGCCTGCCCTACCAGGCATTTGTCGACGTCAGTCGCCCCAGGGGGCAGGGCATTCCCCGTATTGCAGGCTATGGCGTCTCAACCGCGGGATACAATACCCCGTCGTACGCACAATATGCCTCCCGCGAAATGTTCACCGGCAGTGTATCCGATGCGCAGATTTACGCCGCAATAGAATCCGTTAAACCGGAAGGCACGCTTGTCTGGGTGAGAATACATTAATTACTCCCCAGGTTAATAATCGATGGCCACCCTGCAGGTGGCTTTTTTATGGGTAACATTATGGATCGTCAGATTGTATACCCGGGCGCCATACCGCTCGAAACCGACCTGCTGAACACCAATAAATTCGCCATGACAGGACTGGCAAAACTGGCATCAGCCATTATGGGTGAGGGTACCTGCCTGCATGGTCTGACCTGCAAGCCTACCGTACCTGCTTCCATGAATGTCGAAGTTGGCGAAGGGCAGATTTACTCCCTCCAGCATGTTGATGCTACACCTTATTCCTCACTGGCCGCTGATAACGGAAATACCCTCCTTAAACAGGGACTCAATACGTCTCCGTGCCTGTTCAGGCTTGATGCACCCGCTATGCAGGGCTACAGCATTAACTATCTGATTCAGGCGACTTACGCAGATATCGATACAGGCCTGACAGTATTGCCCTATTACAATGCGACGGACCCGGCAATGGCCTACAGCGGGCCGCATAACAGCGGCAATGCCCAAAGCACAGTGAGATCAGGGCAATGTCATTTGTCAGTGAAAGCGGGTGTTGCTGCCCGAAAGGGTGACCAGAAAACGCCGACTCCGGATCCTGGCTATACGGCAGCCTGGATAATTACCGTAGATCATGGCGCATTATTTGTGGACGCTTCTGCTATTCGTGTGGCTGAAAGCGCACCGTTTATTCCGGAAGAGGGCTTCATCGCCGCTGTGCAGCAGGGGCTTTTGAACCGGGGCAAAACTTTACGTGAAAAGGATAATTACCATTTAATCTGTCGTCCACCCGTCACGAAACTGACAGATGGCATGCGCCTGTTCTTCCGTACGCCGGTGACGAACACAGGATCATGTACGCTTCGTGTAGACGATTTCCCGCCATATCCTGTTTTTGACGATTCCTCTAAAGAGCTCAGTAAGGCTACCCTGAGCATTTGCCATCAAAATGAAGTTGAGTGGAATGCAGCGCTGAATGCGTGGATTCTGTGTAATCACCAGCAGCGAGTCGACTGGGATGATTTTAACAAACGGTTTATCTCAGTCAGCGGCGGCGAAATAACCGGCGATTTGATGGTTGAAGGTTCACTGAGTACGGAGAAAGCACTGAGGATCGGTGAATCAGAATTAATGACCGAAGGTGATATTAAGGGCAAAACCTGGGGCGGAAGTCTGCAGAAATGGCTGATCAACCGCTCAGCATCTTTGCTGAAGGGAGATGGCTATCTGATTTGGAAAGATCCGGTCAGTCACCTCATCATTCAGGGGGGACATCGTTCAGGTGCAGGTGATGTTGGATTTCACACCACATTTCCAAGTGAATGTCTGAACGTATTAATCACACAGTCAGGTAAAAGTGGTCAGAGTAAAGATAATTCGTTCGTGGACAATGTAAGCACCCAAAAATTCACCTTGCATGCAGGCAAGGGCGAACCATCGTTTTACTGGCTAGCAATGGGATATTAATCATGAGGTTTGGTTACAGTGCAAAAGTGGATGCATTTTTTTTGCTGGATGATGAAGAGGTTTACAGGGCAGGTGGCACCTGGCAGGATGATATTATTCCCGTTACGGAAGAAATCTGGCGTCGGTTTGTCAGTCAGCCACCGGAAGGCAAAACACGAGGTGCAGGAAAAAACGGCATGCCTGAATGGGTTGATATTCCTGATCGGGAAAAAAGGGAAACAGACAGGCGTTTCGCATTAAAGAGTGACCTGATGGAAAAGGCGGCCGAAGAAATACGCATATTGACAATTGTTCAGGACGTTTATGGACTGAGTGAAGAGGAGAAAGGAAAACTTGCTGACTGGAAAAAATATCTAGCGGATGTCTACCGGCTTAATGTGAGCAGTGAAGTGAATATTGACTGGCCTACTCCCCCGGGCGGCTGTTAGAAGTGGCTTGTCTGCAACGAGCCATTTGATTGATTTCAGAAACGATACACCTACATCAACGAACAAGCTTTTCATTTCATATTTCGCAGCATTATATTCAGTCCATGATACTTCATAGCCTACCAGACCTAACCCCAGTATTTGATACAACGATCAGTTAGTAGTGTCGGTTTGTTTACCTTCTAATTATCCATTTATCCAGCTTGCTGCAAATTCAGACGGCGTCTGGCAATTCAGCGATGAACAATGTCTGGACTCGTTATAGTCGTGCCGCCAGTCATTAATGACTCCGGGCATGAAGAATATAACTGAACCAGTGTTCAATCAGGCATCATCCCGAAAAACGACGATTGAAACTCTCAATAAATCCGTTCTGAGTTGGCTTGCCCGGCTGGATTAAGCGCAACTCAACACCATGATCAAAGGCCCATTGATCCAGCGCGCGGCAAGTAAATTCCGGGCCCTTATCGGTTCTTATCGTCTCAGGATATCTTTGAGACAGCGCAATGCTGTCCAGAATACGCGCGACCT